ACGCAATGCAACTACATTTCTTAACTGAAAGATGTTTAATCACTCAAGGTGCTAACAACTTTATGTTAATGAAGTAAATCATTATTAAGTCGAGGCTTCGGCCTCGGCTTTTTTACTAATTTTATTATATATTATATTATGGCAAAAAAACAAAAAACTGAAAAGGTAGAGGTACCTGTTGTTGAAACACCAGTTGTTGAAACACCAAAACCTAAAACTGAACCTAAGAAAAAAACTTGGGAAATAAAAGATAGAGTATACAATTTAAAAAGCAGAAGAAAACCAATATCTTTTATGCTAAGAAGCTCTAACGTATATTACTTTGATTTAGAAAAAGGTTATGAAAGAGAATTAAAATATTGTGAAAATCAAAGAACACCGTTTGTAGATGAGATGGTTGGAGATCAAAGACTATCACATATTATATTTAGAAATGGTAGTCTGTTTGTTGAAAAAGAAAAAACAACTTTACAAAAACTACTTTCTTTATATCATCCGCATAGAGATAAATTGTACGAAGAATACAAACCAGAAGCAGAAGCTGCTAATGAAATAGAAATATTAGAACTAGAAGCAGATGCAATAATAATAGCTAGAGAAATGGATATTGATTTAGCAGAAGCTATTATGCGTGTAGAAAAAGGTTCTGAAGTATCTAAGATGAGTTCTAAGGAGCTTAAAAGAGATTTACTAGTATTTGCTCGTAGTAATCCTGCTTTGTTCTTAGAGTTAGCTGCTGATGATAATGTTCAACTTAGAAACTTTGGTATTAAAGCTACTGAGCTTGGTATTATTAAATTATCTCAAGATCAAAGAAACTTTTTATGGGGTTCTAATGATAGAGTTATAATGACTGTACCATTTGATGAGCATCCTTACACTGCTTTAGCACATTGGTTTAAAACCGATGAAGGCATGGAAATATATGCTAATATAGAAAAAAGATTAAATTAATCATTTATGGTTACCCTTCGGGGTAACCTTTTTAAAAACATAATATGAGTAGAACATTAAGAAATTACGGTCAACCTTCAAGAGGTTTAGGTGATACCATAGCAAAGTTTACTCATGCTACTGGTATTCATAGTTTAGCACAAATAGG